CACTTATTTTAGTTCCGTAAGGTACTACGTGTAATTCACCTGCTAATAAACTAACTGCACTTATTCCTAATGTAGTTAATAGATTGCTAGTTGCACCCGTTGTTAAGTCAGTGCCTGTTAACGTACCTATTACAGTTGCTTCACGCACATAAATTTGTGAAAAGTTTAAGCCTGTATTTGCAGACGTTCCTGTGATTGTTTTTGAACCATTTAAACCGCCCATACGGTTAATCATTGTGTCGTTTATTTCTTGTGCCATTGTTTTATTTTGTTTTTAGGGTAGTTATTAATTCATCTATTGTTTTATAGTTTATTCCGTTTACGCTAGTATTTGGATAGTCAAAATAGTAAGTGTTATATTCTGCTAAGGTTAAATTCAAAGCAAGTTCGTCTAATTTTTCAACGTTAATTATTTTAGCGTTTTCAATATGTCGCCAACTTATTGTATTATCTTTTTTTATTAAATTTTCCATTAAAATTTTTGTATAATTAGTGAACTCATAACTGTGCTATCTCCAACCGCTGCATTTTGAAAAGCATTAATAATATATTGATTAACAGTCCAATCAATGTTTAAATTACTATTTGCCAATGCTGCATTTGCTGATGAGTCTGAGTTTAAACTTCCTGATGCAATATAAGTTTCGCTAACCGTTGAACTTTTAATATATAAATTTCGCTCCATTCCATAAAACCTAACAGCTGAACCAATTAATCCTATTAATGTAGCACCGCTTAGTGTATTAGATGTATTAACATATAAATATATAGTACCAGCACCAGTAGCAGTACTTCTAATTGCTCTTGTTTGAATAATCGAAACGTCTCCTGTTGCAAAAGTATTAGCGGGTATTAATACCGACTTCATTAAAGTAATAGCAGTCGTTCCTGTTAAAGCAGTACTATTAGCAATGTCTTTTGATACAATTTGTAAATAGTTACTTTGCTTATTTTTCCATAAACTTGAAGCACTATCGTAAGTTAACACATCGTTGTTTTGAGGTGTATTACTAATCAAATCGACATCGTGTAATTCTTCTAATTCAAAACCGTTTTGTGGTTTAACAAATATCTCTCCGTTGTTAGTGTTTTTCCTTGTTACTATTCCAACAAAAACTAAATGAGCGGGTGCGTAAGGTTTATTTGCTAAACCATAAATTAAGTCACCGTTAACTCCTAACCATACTGGGTCGCCAACGTTTGCACTATTTGTATTTAAGCCAGTTAATAAACCCTCTGTAATAACATAGCCTTGTCCGTTAGTTGACAAAGTAGTTTCTAACAAACCCATTGTTTTTGAGCTTGTCGATTCACTTACATTTGATGCTTTTGATACAACCATATTAGTACCGTCAGCCGAACTAACATAAACCGCTTGCCCTTTATTGATGGCTTGCCCAGCTTTAACTATGTGTTTTAAAGTGCTTGTATAAGTAGCAGCCCCCGTACTACCTAAAAATAATAAAGCACTTAATTGAGTAGTTCCGTCACCAATTTTGTAAGTTCCTGTTTGTTCTAAATGAACAGTTTGCCCTACCTTTAAAACAAGCGTTGCATTGGCTGTAAACCAAGCACTGTCTTTATAACCTAATTGTATGTCTACGTTTGCCATTAAACTATTGGATCTATTACGGTTGCTGTATTGCTATTTATTGTATCAATTATTTGCTGTAACACTTCAACGGTATAAGTACCCGAAGTTGTAAATGTTTGTAAAGTGTTACCGTTTTGGTCTTTGATGTCAACTTGGAATGTACCTACATTTTGATTTATATTACCACCTACATAAATATAATTGTTATCTAAAATGTTACCGCTATCAATAGGCAAATTACACCCATCGTTACCCATTGCGGAACTGATTGTTAAATCAAAAAAGTGTCCGCTAACATCGTCATCGTTACGCTCAGTAAAATCGGTTAACGAAATATTCATATCAGATTTAAAAGCACCTAATAACTTACTATTACTAACTTGTCTTAAGTAGTTAGGCACATCGTAACAAATACGCTCAGTATCACTTAGCACCTGGTTTATGTTGCTTATATCCTTATTAACTAAATCACTAATCACAATCATATACTTGCGACTAACTACATTGTCAGTAACGCTGCTACCTTGTAAAATAACATTCATAAACGGATAAACAATTTCTACGTTTGTGTCCGCTTCAGATTCGTCACCAAAGTAAAATGAGTTTATGCCTTTGTGTTTTAAAGCAAAGTTTTTAAATAATTCTATATCTTGATTTAATGTAATCATTTAGTCTTTATCTCTTCGCCAATAATTAAAACGGTTAAACTCTTCAAATCCAAAATCTAAGTCACCACGCATAGCCACACCGTTTGTGTAATTGCGTACCGTTGGATTCATGCCGGTATTACTTGTTTCTAAATATTTTGGAAACGTTGTTGTATTTTCAATTAAATAATCAGTAACTAATTGTGCGTAACGTTCAGCATGTATTCTCCATTTGTCCATTAAATATTTAACGTCTGCAATATCCGCTGAACTTGAATCCGCTGAACCTTTTACTTGTATGCCTTTATTTTGATATGCAAATTTAAAATCGGGTGAAGCTTCCATTTTAACGTACCAACAAAGAGCCTTTGCAATGTAATCGTTTATAAGTGCTTTCTCATTTGGATATGTTGACAAAGTAGGATTGGCAATTATTTTAGTTTTTAAATCGTTATATAATTGCGTGCCTAATATTTTTTGAATATAAATATCTTGCACCATAATAATAGTGCTTTCTAATTTTTTCCAATCCACGTTACCGTCAACTCCAGCGAGTTTCTTAAAGTAGTCTTCTTGTATAAATAAAACGTCAGCCATTGTTTATTTTTTTTCTTTATTTCGTACTCTAGTTTCTGCCATCCATAAGTGACGGCAATCGGGGTCAGTAACTCCTGTACTTCTATTATAAAAGTACCCTCCGCGGTAGTCCCAGGCACTAGTACCTAAATCATTTTCCATGCTATCAATATCTTCAAACTCTAAATAGTTTTTAGGGTTACTCATTTTAGCAATTAATTTAGAGCAAAATTCTCTTGACTTACCGCCAGGCAAAAGACTAGGTTTTTCATCGTTTACTTCATATTTGTAAACAGTATAAATTTCTCTACTTACAATCGGTTCGGTTGGTTTATCTAATGCCTTTTGGGTAGGTTTAAAACCACCTATTGTATCATCTAAGAAACCATTTTTAGTTAAGCGTGCAATTGATTCTTCTACTTTATAAAAGTCTGTTTGAGTAACGTCTACTAATTCATTAATAGACATACTAGGGTTGCCTTTTAAAGCATTTAAAACAGCACTGTCTAGTTCTTCTATACTAATCACTAAAGCATCTGCAAACTTCATTATTTGACGCTCGTATTTTAAAGCATCGTTTGAGTTTCTAATATGTTTTTCTCTTTTTAAAACAGTATAATTACTTGTATCTGTTTTAACTAAAGATATTAATTTTGCAAGTATTTTATCTTCGCCTTTATCTTTTTGGCTACTCATTTTAACTTCAATACCTAGTATTTTCTTTGCTTGCGTTTCATCAATACCGTAAGCTGTTAAACGTTAACATGTGCTTATTATCTATGTATTGAAATTTAGCCGCCATATACTACTGTATTGTTTTCGTTGCCAGTGTAAACCGGGTAATCACTTAATTGTGATGCAACGTTTAATTTTCCTTTATCTATTAAATTTAATGCTAGTAACGGATTTAAATTAGTTGAACTTACTTGCTCATAAACATTGTATTTATAAAAGCCGCTTAACGTTAAACTGAAAGTACCATTCAATAAATTTTCCGTTACATTTTCAATAAATTCAAACTCGTTGTATCTTAATTTATTAGTACTTATATCCGCTGCAATAAAGCATTTAACTTCATTACTCATATCATTAATAACCTCAAATAAATACTTTGCATTCGTTAACGTTGTCTTTTCAGATAGCGTTAATATTACTGTATTCGTTGTATTTTTATTAATTAATATCACTAATATAATATAGTAAAAAAATAAACTTTTACAAAATATAAAAAAGAAAACCTATTAGTATTACTTTTTTTAAT